TGGTTCCAGAAGAACCTTGAGATGCGGTTGATCCTGAGACACTTAAAGAACCAGAACCAAATATTTTATTAGTGCCTGACTGTGTGAAAGCGGAATTATCTAAGTCACCAACAAATGCTTTATTATTATTACTCCAAGCATCTTCATCACCCGCTCTATTCGATGCTTTGAAACTGTGAGTGTGATCGGCAGCACTAAGAGTTCCAGATCCGTGAGTGTGACTGACTACAATCGCATCGGCACTACCACCAGTTGCATTCACACCATAAGTAGATCCTGCACCAACAATAAACTTATTCCTTAAATCTGGTGTTCCATTATTACCATCACATAGTGCCCATCCAGAAGGAATAGATCCAGTGGATCCTGACCATAAGATGATACCACCAACGGGAGTAATACCACCAACCATATCGTTGGATAGTTTAGCACCTGTAATAGCATCATCATTCAATGAATTGGTTACCAATTTCTTTAATGCCATTGCATAAACTTTTTTAACTATTTATATTTTTTATCGAAGAAGAATGGTCCATTCTCAGATCCCCACTTCTGTTCCTTAGTTACAGGATCTATACCTGCATCAATTACCTTATAGAAGGTAGGTCCTAATTGAACCCTACTGACCAGCATAGTGCCCTTGAAGATGCATCCAGGGACTGTTTGACCCCAATACATACCATCCTTTTTAATAAACACCAAATTGCATTGATCATTTTCTACAATGATGTTGCCATCTTTCTCTACAATCGTAATAATTTTATCACGATATGGTTTCTTTTCATGACTATATCTTTGGTACACATGAAATTTATTTCTTCCAATCTTTTCATGTGTTAAAATAATATGGGCAAAGGAAGTTGGATTACTGGATGCTTGTCTCCAGTTATTATACTCACCTTCAAACCATTCTTGAAATTGTTTTAGCATAACATTAATTAAGCGAGTGATCGGAATCGAACCGACGACATCTAACTTGGAAGGATAGCGTTCTACCGCTGAACTACACTCGCACTATACTAGATTGAATGAAATAATTGTTCGTTCTTCTGTGCTTTTGTTTAGTGGTGCTTCATGAAGCAGAAAGGCAGGGAAGACAATCAAGTCACCTTCCCTGACATCAGGACAATACAGTTCTACGTCTCCCATAATATTAGTAAAGGGACAATAGAATTTAGTTGCCTCATGAACCTCTGGATTAAAGTGTGCATAGAAAACTGCAGACCAACCAACAGACCCATGAGTATGAGCAGTATGATAATCATATTGCTGCGCCGTTTGATACCACACTCTAGTCACTGTCTCTGTACTCGGAATACGAGAGATGTATGGTTTGACCATTTCTAAGAAAGGCAACCAATCACGATAATCAAATTCGTCCCAGTAACTTGTAGTGACACTATAATCAGCACCACTAGGAATGTTTTCTGGACTCTTTACATGCAAAGAAGAAAGGAAATCATCCTTAAGATCTTTCCATTCTTCTACATGATATTCATAGTGTGGTACTCTAAACATTGGGTTCACATGCACGCCACCTACTCTTTAGAGAAGCAGGAAACTCCGAGGGTCTTAAGACCATCCCGACCAGGGTTTTTAACGACTCTCCATGTCGTCGGGTCAATATTGACTCCACCAGGGCACTTTTAACGTCGTCCGAGACCTAAGCATAAACACCAGATTCAATAAGATCTGCTTCGACCTGATCAAGAATTACATTATAATCATCCTCTGGATCATTGTAGAGTTGGACTCCCTGGTCTTCATAGAAACGAATAAGTTTCTGATAAAGTTTGGGGTTGTCTGAGTCAAGGGCAATATTTCCCTCAACAGCACTAGTCAATTTTTTAAGATCGTTTTTGAACTTTGAATGAAACTTTGAACGAGACATTGCCTTTGCAATTTAACTACAATAGTGGAGGTTTGACCCTCCAAGTCGGGCATGTAGGATTTGAACCTACGACCTCTCGCTCCCAAAGCGAGCGTTCTACCAAACTGAACTAATGCCCGTAGACCTGATGAATTATACACCCATCAGGAGGGTTTGTCAAGAGTAGAATTCTTCGTTACGGCGACGGTCGAGATAGGAAATGATCTCTCCACGCCATTCCATCAGTTCATGGTAGCACTCTTGATCGTGTGCATCCTGCCTGAGGTGGTGATCTGGTTTTAGAACACTCTCATAGAAGATAAAGAATGCGTCCTTTCGTTTTTCATACTTGTTTGTCATCGTACCTCAAAGTCGAGTTTGCGAACCTTACGTTTCCTTCGGTTCTCCTGGTATTCTAAATCATGTTTACTAAGAATTCCGCTATCCTTAATACTTTGTTCAGAATTGATTAAGAGAACTTTACTTAAATCTTTAGCAGTGATAGTGTCCCCATGTACTACCATTTGATTGGGACACCCACAGCATTGTGTTTTTGAATTACTTGTAATTTCTGTATTACATACTTTGCATTTTGCTGTTAACATTATTCTTCTGCAATATTTATGGGTGAAGAGGGGATCGAACCCCCGACCGCCTCCGTGTAAAGGAGATGCTCTACCGCTGAGCTATTCACCCTGGCGTCTCAGGTAGGACTCGAACCTACGACCGACTGCTTAGAAGGCAGTTGCTCTATTCCACTGAGCTACTGAGACATGAGAGGATAGTATACACTATCCTAGTTTAGGTGTCAAGTTTGCCAATGGTAGTGAAAGAAGTTACCCTTTTCATCACACATTGGATCTTCTGATGCTATTCGGTATCCTAACATCCTTTGACCTTTAAAGTCAGTTCTGTCACCAATAATACTGTATGCTGAAAGCATTTTAGTATTATCTTTTAACCTGTCAACAACACTTTGTTTTGCAACAGGTTGCCAATAACGGAATCCCTCATACTGACCAGGTGCATAGACAACATCAGCAACAGTGTTAGGGTATAGTGGAGATTTTACCCTATTCAAAATAGATACTGCAACACAGTATTCATCCATTGTATTAGATGCTGCTTCAACTTGAACGGTTCTGGCAAGATGATCATAGTCAGCAGGTGTCAGTGTCATCAAGAGTTCTAAAATCAAAATAATCTTTCCTGTAATAACGTCCTAGAACATTGCTATTATAGTAGGCAGGAGTGCCATCTGTCAAGCTTTCAGTTAAGACACTGTGAACAAAGAGTCGTCGGGTCTCTTCATAGTTTACTTTGCCCAACGTGGTATGTAGAGTTAGTATTTCTCTGGTAAAATTTTCTTTACCAAATAATTTTATGTCTTCTTTTAATTCAGGACAAGAACCATAATACTTTTTCCAGTCAGATTCTTGTCGCTGTCTTCTCTTCTCTCCTTTTTTCTTTCTAAAAGACCAAAAGTATTTTCTTCCGATGTACTTTCTACCATTAACGGTATTTGTAATTAAGTATACAAATCCATAGTATCCATTGATGCCATCTGAATCAAATACTTCGCCATTATACCACCATGGATTATCGTACATACACAAGTCATCACTGACTTATATAGTCAATATTCTTTAATGGAATATCGTAGTTTAATTGCTTGCATGTGAAACGCTTCTGCAAGAGATTGAGGACCTAATTTTAATAAGGTCCACTCTCTATCTGAAAGGTTTGGATCACGCAACGCTTTTAACATCCATGGTGGTGGTGTTTTCATAGTGAAAAATCTGCAAAGGTGTTCTTCTTAACATCTTGCTTAAGACCACCAACCACATAGGACTCAACTTCCGTCTCTTGTGGAGCAACCTGGAGTCCTTTAGAGGAAATCCAATGCTCAGTCCATGGTAGTGGATTATTTTTAGCAGGGATGTCATACTCAGGTTTCAAACCAATCGCCTTCATACGACGATTAGCAATCCATTCAACATAGTTATACAAAAGTTTATCATTAAGACCAATCATAGACCCGTCTTTAAATAAGTATTGTGCCCAGGTTTTCTCTTCCTCAACACACCTCTTGAACATTTGTCTTACGACTGGTTCTTCTTCCTTAGCGATCTCTGCC